GCAATCGACCACTGTCAGCCGTGTGTCGTCCGGCAGTTCGTCGAGCAGCTTGGCGACCTGAGCGTTCCACTCACCCTGGGACATCTTGTCGTTGGACATGCCCCACCAGCCCATTTCGCCCTTCTCGTACCACACGCCGTCCTTGAGCAGCGCATAGGTGCTAATGGCACCATCGCGGTACTGCTGGATGTATTCCTCACGCGAAACGAGGTACTCGTCCAGGTTGGCGAACGGGTTGTCGAAGACGGCGCGCAGTGCGGTCAGGCCCTCTTGCGAGTGGTACGCCTTGCGACGCGCATCCCAGAGGTTCTGCCCTTCAGGCGCGTCCTTGATCTCCTCGCCGATCTGCTCCCAGGTCTTCCAGGTGCGGCCAGCGATAGCGGCGTGAGCCTCGTCCCAGCGCTTCGCTGCGGCGTCACCGTCTTCCTTGCGCATGCCTTCGAAGTCGATCTGGCTCTTGAGCGCCGAGTCGCACTTGGTCGGAGAGATCGCCTCATCGCGGTTCGTCCACGAGCGATCGCCGTTCTCACCCTGGCCGACGAACTCAGGCTTGAGCGTCAGGAAGCCCGACCAGCGGCCGCCAACCTGATACCAGTCCCACTTGCGGTTCGGATTGGTGCGGTTGACAGCCTTGATCAGCTTGCCGTCCTTCACGATGGCATAGCCATACTTGTGCTTACACTCGTCACCGACCTTCTCGACCTTGGACTCGTCATCGACGATGTTGTCAGCCAGGCCGTGATAGTCCAGTGCGTCTTCGATGCTGTCGCCATCGTTGATCGCGTTCTGGACTTCTTCAGTGATGTCCTCGTCCTGAACGTATTCGTCGTTGAGGCCGGTGCATTCGAACTCGTGGAACGGAGCCAGTTGGCTCTCGAAGTCATCCCCGATGACCATTACGGTGAAGTGGCTCATGCGTTTCCTTTCGGTGGTGTTGTGATGAATTGATTGTCGAGTTCGCGCATTGGAGTCACAAGCGCAAACCCAGGGAAGATGCTCTGCCGATCAGGCAGGTTTTGCTTGCGTCTTCGGCCAACCGAGCTTGGTCAGGTCGGCGACGATGTTGGCGATCGCGGGGAGATTGGGCGTCTTGCTGCCTTCGCGCTCTTGTGGCAGGTACTTCTCGAACTCAGGCAGACGCTCTTTAGCCATCTTGAGCGTGGTGCAGCCGGTGATCACCGCCTCAACCCGCTCCTTGATGGCTTCGCGCTGCGCTTTCTGAGCCTTGTACTGATCTACGAGCTTGTCGTAGGCGGCTTGCGACTTCTTGGTGAGCGAGAACGAACCGCCACGACCGGCAAACACCGTGAAGGACTGCTGGAAGCCCTGATAGGAGTAGAAGCTGTCGGTGCGGAGGAAGCCGCTGGTCTTGTTGTCGAGCGCGAACTGGCGCAGTTGGGGCGGAAGCTGCTCGATGGAGTCGTCCAGCACGAGCTTGCGTGCCTGCTCCATGTAGTCAACCTTGGGAACGTCTTGCATGACGGCGCGAACGAAGGCTTCGCGGTCAATCTTGGTCAGTTTCATACTCTCTCCTTTGAATCAGTCATAAGCGACTGATTGAATTGTTCACGTAGAACGATGGGATTTCAATCAAATCCCAGGGGACTTTCGCAATCCCTATGCACTCTCCTCACCAGACAGCCATCGGACTCGGCCGTAGAAGTAGTTGAGCCAAAGCTGGCCGGCGTCCGAGTAGAGGTCATAGGGCGATTCACTTGCATCCCCTCCCCTGTCAGCGACGGCTTGCGCGTGAACCTTGATTTCGATCGCATCCAGCTTGTCCATTGTGACCTCGTGTTGTCAGTGGTGACTGATTATAGTGGCGCGCTCACAAGCGCAAGCTCCACCACACGAGTCCCGCGATCGCAAAGGCGACAGCCGTGATTTCCACCACGAACAGGTCTTTGTCCCTGGTGCCGAAGCCCACCGCAGCCCACATCGACGATCCGACGGCGCTGAAGACGATGTTCAGGGGATAGATGTTGAAGGCATTCAGGAACATCCCGATGACGCACAGGACGGTTCCCCAGCGCTTGAGACGGGCCTGCATGGTCAGTCCCAGTTCTTCGGGTTCCAGACAGACCAAAGAGCCTGCCAACCCGAGACAGCCGAAGCGCACAGCACGGCACCGATGCCGAAGGTGATGGTGATCACCTCCAGCAGCAGAAGTATAAGGGTGGCGAAAATTCCGTAAAAAATTTGGCGCAAAATTCTCATTTCCTGCTTTCTCACCAAGTCTCAGGCTTGGCGTTCTCTTGTTCGCAGAGGCGTTGGGCCTCCGTGATCATCACGATGAAGTCCTTGTCAGTGACCAGCCCCGACACAGCCATGAACAGCGCGTCGATACCAGTGGAGAACTGCGCCGGCGTGATCTTCTTCTGCGTGACGGCAAGCGTCAGCCATGAAATCGTTTCGAACGCCTTGCGGTTGATCTCCGACTGGAGGTCTGGAACTCCGGACATAACTTCCTCACAAACTTGTGTACTTACCTCGCTATCGTAGCGAGAAAGTCACGGGCTTTGTTGTCACCCGTGACTGATCGCCTAGTGCAGAACCAATTCCCCCTGGTCTTTCTGGTTCTTGTAGTCGAGGATGACGGCCGACTTTGCACGACCGATCGCAGCCTCAACAGCCGTCAGCCGGCGCTCCATGTCAACCACTGCGCGAGGCAGGTAGAAGTTGCACGAACGCAGGCGCTCGTCGCAGGTCAGGCCGAGCATCAGGGAGTTCAGATGCTCGATGTACGCCTCGTTCATGGCGGCCTTGCCCTCCTCTTTCACCAGCGGGATGCCTGGCTGAATGAGGATGACGACGCCGAAGCGACGGTTGGTCGCCTCGAAGCAGTCCTCCACGTACTTCTTCACTCGCCCCTGACAGGACTCGGGAACTCGATCGCCGATCGCATCGCCAATCAGATATGCAGCCATATCCAGCGGCGTGCGGTCGGTGATGAACTCGCGTCCTGCGAACTCAGCGAATTTGGCGTCCACCCGTTCAAGGATGCGTTCCTGAATCGTCATCCGAGTCTCGAAGTCGTAGAGGGCAGAAGGGTCGTAACCCAACTCCCTCCAGATCGCACTCACGGACGTTTCAAGAAACGGGATGCCGTGCTTCTCTGAGTACAGGCGCGCAAGGCTCGTCTTCCCAGTTCTGTGGCTGCCCACAAGACCGATCATCAGCCCTGAGTCCCCACCTGGCCTTCGAGAATCGCACGTTCAGCCGCATGATCGCGGTTGATCGTGGCTTCGGCGTTGAAGGTCTGACCCTTGTTGCGAAGCTCCAGCTTGGCGACGTTCTTGGCGCGAGTCTCGGACTCAGGCACGCCAGTCTCAGCGTGGCCGACCTGCTTGTACCAGTCCACGTCGCCCAGTTCTTCAGCGAAGTTCACCTTGTCGAAAGGCTTGCCCTCAAGCTGATCACGCATCGCTTCCAGCAGTTCGGCCGACTCGGTGTTGATGCCGAAAGCGCAGTGCAACAGGCGCAGATTCAGGTTCTTCGGGTCGATACCGTGAGCCTCTTCTGGCAGAGCGTTGTAGTTGCCCTTGTCGTTCTTCTCGGCCAGCTTGTCGGACAGTTCGAAGATCAGTTGGGCGTAGCCGGCCTGCATCTCCGCAAGCTGACGCACCTTCTCGGCGTCGAACGCCTTGCCGTAGAACATCGTGCGCTTGGCGATGTTCATGATTTCGCCCATGTTGATCGAGGCGTTCATCAGAATGTGAAGGCCGATCTCGCCGAAGTTCAGTTCGGTTGGCTTGCTCTCGGTCAGGAGGGCGCGACGGTTGTATTCAAGAGAGTCCATGTGGTTCCTTTAGATGACCTTGGCGAACGGATCGCCGGCGGTGGGGTTGACGATAGCGTCCAGTTTGGCCTTGACGCTCTTGGCCTTCTCAGCTTCAGCGCTGGCTGCGACGCTTGCGCGGGTCGCTTCGGCTGCGATGGCCTCTTGACGGTTCGCTTCTTCGGTCTGGGCAGCCTCGACAGCCTCCAGGTCGGCGATCGCCTGTGTGAATGCGCCCATCACATCGGCGACGGTGCGTTTTGCGGTTCCGAATACAGAAAGCATGTGCTTCTCCTTACATTGCTGATTCAACGATTTGGCGGTTCTGCAACCAGCCCTTGAAGTTGCCCGACCATTCCTCTGCGCTGTGCAGCGGAGTGGCCTGATGCTCGATGGGCGAGGCGTGCAGAGGGCGGCTGCCAACCAAGCGCTCGTAGAGGGCGACATCCTTCTCGATCTCAGGCTTCTGGCCGTCGTGGGTCAGGTACGAAACCCGAGCGCATCGAGCCGCAGACAGCTTGAGCAGGAGTTCAATGTCGCCGTAGTGACGCAGACGCTCGTCCAGCGTGACGTAGGGCATGTGCCACTCGCTGTCGTTCAGCGTCTTGGGCGAGGATTGATTCATCGCCACGCGCATCGTCAATGCAAGCGCCTGAATCTCGGGCTGCGCGTCCGGATGGGCACGAAGATCGAAGAAGTTCTGCCACTCGGTCGCCGTGACGATGACGTGCATGTACTGGAACGGCTCAAGGATGCGGTTGGCCACCTGCTTGTGAGCGCCGATCTTGTTCAGGATGCTGGCCTGTGTCGCTGCGAGAATGGCCGCAGTCGTCCACGCCTCACGAGCATCTTCAAGCTCCTTGCCTGTCAGCTCCTCGTTCGCCTGCATGCCAGGCTGGTTCTTACCCCAGTGGATCGGCATCGCGGGATCGTTGCGAACCTGCTCGATGACCTTAGCCACCGGAATGGCGCGGCTCGAGCTGGCGTTGCGGCTGAAGACCCGATGCGTCATGAACTCCGCGTGGATGAAGCGCGGATACTGAAGCTGCATCGTCGTCAGGCGAACGCCGGTCAGTGCCGACACGGAGTCTTCGATGACTTTGGCGGTGATGATGGTCATTTGTCCCCTTTCGCGCTGAACGAGCGATTGAGAGCGCTGGGGAAGACGATCAGCTTGATGAAGCCAATCAGAACCAGCATCCCAGCCATGTCCCAGAAGCCGATGTTCAGGTACACAGCAGGCACGAAGCTGAAGTAGATCGGGCCGAGCCAGCCCCACAGGAAGTGAAGCGGGACGGCGATCAACACCGCAAAGATTGCGGAGATGATCCAGCCCAGGATGGGAAACACGGCGAACTTAGCGAGTCCTTGCATACGCCCTCTCAGTTCGCTCGTTGGGCGCGAGTCGAAGGGCCGCCGGTGGGCTTCTCGTTCTTCGGGACGATCGGCTTCAGCGGCTCCTTGCTGACCTTCTTCAGACGCACACAGGAGATGAACATCGCGGTGGACTCGATCTTCTTGGCGTCATTGGCGGGCTTCACAACGTCGAAGTACACGCAGCCGTTCAGGAACGTGGTCTTGCTCGAAGCGATGCCCTTGTGGCCGCTGATGATGTCCTCGACTTCATCGCCGACCTTGATGTCGGTTGCTTGAGGCGCTGTCGCCTGGTCGCTGATGCCTGCGGCCTTGTACTTCACCAGGGCGGCGTCAAAGTTCCACGCTTCGGGCAGCTTGTCGGCACCCTTCGCAGCTTTGGGCTGAATGCCGTACTGCACGTTGCCATTGAAGGCTTCCATTTTCGAAATGACAGTGCCCTCGAAGCCGGACGCTTGGTCAATGGCAATGCAGCCAAGTTTGATTTCACTCATGATTTCTCCTTACTTGCGGCCGTAGGAAGACGGCGATGGACGAGACGACGACATGGACGAGTGGCTGTAGCCCGTGTTGGCGGGCTTGAAGCTCGGTGTCGGCGCAGGTGCGGGTTTCGGTGCGGGTGGCGGGGTGAACTTCGGTGCCGCAGCAGGTGCCGGTGCGGGCGCAGGCACTTCGCGGACAATCGTCTTGTTGACGATGGTCTTGTTGACGACCGTCTGCTCCACAGGACGGTGGCTGCTGCCGCCAGAGTTGCCCAGCATGTAGCCGATGGCACCGCCCAGCAGCATGTCGGTCATGCCGCTGTGGGACTGAGCCGGCTGTTGCACGACCACGGTCTGAGGCTGCGGAGCAGCTTGTTGAACTTGCTGAACGGGAGCCGCAGCGCCCGACAGGCTCGATTGGTCTTGGTGGGCGTGACCAGGGACGGATTCGCGGTCGTCTTTGCTACCGCAGGCAGCCAGCGTGACGGCGATGACGGCTGCTGCCGTGAGTTTGATCGTGTTCATCAGTCGTCCGCCTGCACTGTGAAGGTGTGGACGACGAACTGCTTGGCAGAGTACGGACGACGCAGCGACGGCTTGCGCAGCAGGATCGACTGACCATTCATCATCGCCAGAGCAGCCAGAGCGCGGCCCGTCTGCTTGTTGAAGTCATCCTGGCGATGGCAGATGGCAGTCGAGACTTCGACGATGTTGCGACCGTGCAGGCGGTACGCCACAGTCATGCGCCCTGCCGTCACCGGCTTGTCGGTGAAGTCGTAGGAGGCCGGTGTGACCTCGACGAAGTTGATGCCCTCCTTCTGGGCCTCGTTGATGGTGGCGCGCTCGGCAGCACGCTCCATTTCGCGCTGCTTGGCCCGTTGCTGGGCTGCAATCGCCTCCGGATGATTGGGGTTCATGGTTTCTCCTTTTGAAATGTCACTTGTGACTTACTGATTGTAGCGACCGAAAGACTGCCAAATGACGGCAACGATACGGCAGTGATTGACCTGGCGCGTCGAGAAGGATTCGAACCCTCAACCAAGGGCCTAGAACACCCCTGCTCTGATCCGTTGAGCTATCGACGCAAAGAGTGGTGCCACCTGAAGGAATCGAACCCTCGACATCCGGACTACAAAACCGGCGTTCTTCCAACTGAACTAAAGTGGCGTGATGGTGGACCGGGTTGGAGTCGAGCCAACGGGGTTCCGAAGAACAACGGATTTACAGTCCGCTCCTGCCCCCTACAGGTCTACCTGTCCAAAATTTGTGGTCTGTCATGCTGGATTTGAACCAGCGTTATTCCTGCTCCCAAAGCAGGTGCCATACCAGGCTAGGCGAATGACAGATGACCATTAAGTTTGACCACTGGTGGGCTTGCACGAAGTCCCCAAGTCATAGTTAGGGAAATATGGCGCGTCGCCTCTTAGAGTGGCCAAACTTGATGGCTCCGGTGGCTGGGATCGAACCAACGACAGGCGGATTAACAGTCCGCTGCTCTACCAACTGAGCTACACCGGAATTGGTTCCAGAGGAAAGGATTGAACTTTCGGCCTGTCGCTTATCAAGCGAATGCTCTACCACTGAGCTACTCTGGAGTATTGGTTGCGGGCACAGGACTCGAACCTGCGACCTCCGGATTATGAATCCGGCGCTCTAACCGACTGAGCTAACCCGCTGCAATAGTTGAATCTTATATAAGAAAGCGCGGGGATGCAAGTCACTTGTGACTGATCCACGCAACTTTCCTACCGGCGCTTGGGTTCTTGACCCTGATGCGTGTCTGCGTAGCGTGCCAGCGACTGAGCTAGACCACTGAACAGCGCGACCGATTGGCGCTCTCTTTCAGCTTCTTGCACGGGGTCAAGCTCGTCCGCTTGCTCTTGATCTTCTGTCATGTTCATTCCCTACCAGTGCCGGATCACGCCAGCGATGATGAAGAAGCAGGTGATGAACTCCACCGCCCATTTCAGGGCGATGAAGCGTTCATCATGCAGCTTTCGCCACAGCCGTCTCACTTGTTGAAGTCAACGGGGCATGCGCCACCAGCGCAGTCAACGTGGGCAAAGTCAACATCCTGCTTGACCTGATCCGAGTCTTTGATCGCTTGGATGATCATTTCAAACTCGTGCTTGGTCACAGGCTGTTCCGGCTGGTACTCGTAGGCTGTCGTATCAACCTGCGGCATCACGGAGCAGCAGCGGATCGTCGATTGGCCTTCGAGCAGGGTGCGCTTGAAGTCCTCAAAGCTCACCTTGGCCGGATTGTACTTCAGGGTGTACGACACTTGGTTGCCGCGCTCTTCAAGAGGCGTAACTCCGTCTTGCTCCACGCCGGTGATCCAATACTTTTCCATCAGTCGCAGGAACTGGTATTGCTCTTCCGGCGTGGCTTCGGCAGCCGTCACCAGCTTGTCACCCATACCCAGAGCGCAGATGGTGGGCACCGTTGGGAAGCCAACGATCGTGGTGCCGCTGTAGGTCTTGAGCTTCTTCACCGGATAGCCGAGAGCGCGGTACTCCTCGATCAGCGGGTCGTCGTTGCGGAACTGCACCCAGCGCAGGTACTCACGCATAGAAGGCAGGTGAGCGCCTTCGGTCAGACCGAACAGCTTGGAGGTCGTGCCAGCAGGCTTCATGGTGGTGTTCGTGTGCGGAACGGCCACGCCCAGCTTGGTCGCGTACTGGAACGCCTCGTCTTGCACAGCACGCTTGAACCGGCTCAGGGTCAGCCAGAACTCTTTGGACTTTTCTTCGTCCACGATGTCTTTCCAGCCAAAGCCGAATCGTGCCCATGCGTACTCATGCAGACCAGTCATGCCGACGCCGATGCGGTTCGTGCGCTTGACTTCCTTGTGGTACAGCGAGTCCATCAGGTTCGTGCGAATCAGCGCACGGGTGGCGGTGCGGAAGCTGTCTTCAGCATCGTCGTCGTTCTGCGCATGGAACGGCACCACGTCAGCGATCACGCAGTAACCACCCAGGGCACCGAGAACGATCTCGCCGCAGGGGTTGGTGATGGTCTTGTACGGGCAAGCCTGCCAGGCTTTCGCCAGCGCGGAGGTCAGTTCGAGCGTTTCAGGGTCGAGCTTGTAGCGCTCGGACTCGGCGAAATTGCCGTCCAGCAGCGTTTCAACCCCATCATCGCTCCAAGTCAGCTTGTCAACGGTGATGATGCCTGGCTCGCCTGTGCCATCCTTGTACGCAGCTTCGCACAGGGAGTCGAACACAGCGACAGCGTGGCGTTGAAGGTCGCTGGCGGCATGAGTGAACGTCTCAGGGTCTTCTTCACGAAGTTCCACCGCATGCCAGAACTCCTTGTCCACGGTCACGCTGTTGTTAGAAGACCAGAGGAAGCCGCCGCGCTTGACCTGGATGAAGTCCAGCACATCAGCATCACGCCAAGTTTTCGTCGCCATACGGGCGGCACGACGAGCGCCACCCACCAGCACACACTCGGCGACGTAGTGGTCGGCGTACATCGCGGCACGCCACGGGGCCATACCAGCGTCACGCAGCTTGGCCACATTGGTCAGCGCAGTCATCATCGGGCCAGGGCCGGAAGCGGGACGGTTCTGCATACCGGCGATCGGAGCGCCACGCGGACGCACGTCGCTGAAGTCCATGATCAGGACGGTTTCGCGCTCGGTGCCCTTGAACGCCATCAGTTCCATCTTTTCGATGGCTTTCGCCCAGCCTTCACGACTGTCAGGCACTTGGAACACTTCGATCTTGCGGCCGGCATACAGGTGCTTGGCCGAACGAATGTCCAGGGCGTTGATTTCGCCCGTCTGACAGTCCTTGTGATTCATGGCGATCGTGCAGACGGTGATCGGCAGGTTGTTCAGGTTGGCCTGGATCATCGCGTTGTCGTAAGAGCGACCGACGCCGGAGCCGTTGAGCAGCAGGTAGAACGTGAGGAAGGTGGATGCGGCCGTCGAGCAGTTGGTGAAAACCTCCATGTTGCGCAGCGGCTGGGTGGCGTCACCATGTTGCAGGTGGCGACCCGACATCAGGATCGAAGCCTGGCGCAGATGGTGCTGCATGGCGTGGAACTCCGCGTCTCGCTCTGCCTGAGTGGGGTGCAGCAGCGCGTTGCCAGTAGCCACGCGATTCGCAACATCCGCCCAGGTTTCGACCTCGACGTGGCCAACGACGTTCAGGTTGGCCTTGACGATCAGGTCGTCGCCATACTCGACGGTGTAGCCGTCGATCACCTTGTTGTTGGACTTGCACCACTCGTCGATTTCATGGTCGAGAGCCATGTCGTCGCGGCGAGGCACTTCGATCGGCAGGCTGTACTGCGGCACTTCACGCACGATCTTGCGGTTGATTGTCCGGTCGGCGACAGCATCTCCGATGCCTTTGGCGTAGCTGCGTGCCGGGGTGAGGTAACTATCCTTCATGGGACTCCTTGTTGTTGTTGAAAATTCGGGACGGCGATTTTACGGCAGTCACTACTGACTTACCATATAAGGACGCTTACCATGCGTCCGTGATTCCTGTTGGAAGGTCTGGGCTTCGAGGCAGAACGTATTCATCCTGTGCAACCACTGTCACTCGCGGAACAGGGGTGTCTACAAAGGGTGCGTTGTGCAGGTTGATCGGCGGCGCGACGAACTTGACCACTCCGTAGTCCTCGCCTCTGCGCACCAGCGTCGTGCCGTCAGGGCACTTGATCTGCGTTTTGCCAAAGTCCTTGCAGCGAAGTCCGAATCTTGTTCTGTCAGATACTGGATCGGACTGTTGAATGACGGACAGGTATTGGCAGCCTGCGCAACCGGGAGCTTCACGCTCGACCGCCTTGTGCATTTGGCGAAGCACTCTCTGCACCACGTCAGTCATGTCGTTGGCGAAGTGCATGTCGAGGCTGCTGACGGACATCTGCATCGTCTTCGCCGCCATGCTCTCCTGCCTGCGCCACTCCTCTTTGACTACAAATTCGCCTAGATCAATATCACTCATGCTTTAATTCTAGTCACGGGTGACTGACTCTTATACGGCAGGAATCGCAGCCTTATACATCGCCATCACAGACTTGAACTCGGCCGACTTCAGCCCTGCCTTGATGGCGTAGCAGGCGTCTGCCAGGTGTTCGTTGTCGTTGACGAGCTTGACTTCGCCTTTGACCTTGCGCGTCAGCCATTTGGCTTCAGGGAACTCCTTGACGGCTGCCGCGATCATCTCCGACTTCTCTGCGGTCTTGTAGCCGGTGGCGGCCAGCTTCACTTCGCCTGGCGTCACCTGAATGATCGGGATGGGGCAAGCCGCCAGCACACCGATGCAGATGCCATAGGACGCCATCGCTCGGGCGCTCTGTGACCCGACGGGCACTTCCACGAACGCGAACGACGCGCCCTCCACCGCTTCGATCATGCCTTCGTAGAGCAGCGTAGCGCGGCGCAGATCGTCGGAGTTCTTGCGAACCGTCTTTGCCTTGGTCGCGTTGTCCTCGGACTCGACCAGGCGCATGCCTGTGATCTTGAAACTCAAGTCCTGCGGGTTCAGTTCGGCGCTCACGATGCCGAAGTTGCGCAGCGACGGGTCAATGCCAATGATTCTCATTTACCATGTTTCCTTCTCTAGTGTTTTGGGTTTGTCCGATCGGACGGATTCAGAGATCGTGGAGACGGTGAGCGCGACGAGACTGGAGTCTCTGTTGGCCAGGGCGTTCACCAGCAGTCCAAGGTTTTCATCGTTGAGAAGAAGCTCCAGCGTCACCTTGGTGCTGTCCTTGATGGAGCGCTCATAAACGGCGTGCTCAAAGTGCCCCTTGATCACCACGATCCGAAGCCTTCGTACTTGTCATAGCGGTCAGCCATCGCCTCACGCTCTTTGTCGTCAGCCGCTTTTTTTCGGCTGTCACGAAGTCGCTCAAGGATTTGGCCCATGTTCTCTTTCATGAACTCCTTGAATCCGACCAGGCTCTTCTCGGCTTGCGTCTCGTCCATCTCCATAAGGTGATAGCTCGCCACCATCACGGGCTTGAAGACGTAGATCAGCTTGCCGCGCTTGCCGACATACGCCTTGTGCGGCGCAAAGTCCTCAGACCCGACGTGCGGAGCCTTCGAGTAGCCCTTGTCCTTCAGCACGGTCAGGGTCAGCGGCTCACCGAGCATGAATGTCTCTTCCGCCTTGTCGAACGCCAGCGTGATCTGCGCGGCGATCGCCTCCATTTCAGAGGGTGCTGCGTCCTCAATCTTTGGCTCTACTGGTGCCATTTCTGCTGCCTTTCTCTTGAAAGTTTCCATGTAGGCTTCGTGCCCACCATATTTACTCACTTGTGACGTAGTATATCCAGGCGTCTTGAGAAATTCGTTGACGACATCCGCGAAGCTCTTAGGCCGCGACGGCTCCTGAAACGGTTCCATAGCCCTTCTCCTTCGTCACGGTAATCACGTTGTCGATCCAATCGGACAGCGAGTTGTGGCTGATCACCAGAACTGTGCCGCGCTCCTTCGCTTTGTCGTTCAGCACCGTCATCAGGCGCTCCAGACCGGACTCGTCGAGGGCGTGGTCAACCTCGTCCGCCACGAAGATGTTGATCGGCTTGGTCGCTCGTGACGCCACCATGTCTTGCAAAGCCATCGCGCAAGCCAGGCGCACCTTGCGCTTCTCGCCGCCCGAAAGACCCTCGAAGGACTCCGCACCCTTGTCGTTGACGACTTCGATGCTGAACTTCTCCTTCAGTTCGCCCTTCGCGCTCTTGGTCAGCGTGTTCCAGACTGCCTTGATGTTGCCGTCAGCCAGCGCCGACAGGTAGTGGCTGGTGCGGTCGTTGAGGTATGGCGTCACCGTATCCAGAATGTGCGCTCGAACGCCGCTGGGGCCGAAGACCTTGACCACGCTGTCGGCAAGCGCAACGTCCTTCTCGGCCTCCTTGAGAGTTGCCTCCATAGATGCCACAGAGGCTGCGGTCGCTCTGAGCCGAAGTTCAGTCGCCTCTTTCACCTTCGTATAAGGATTGTCTTTGGTCAGTTCCAGCCTGGCGGCCGACTTGATTCGCTCAATCTCAACCTCCATCGCTGCGGCTTCTTTCTTCAGCTTCTCGATCGCAGCCACTTCGTCTTGCAGAACCGTCTGACGCGCAGCCATTTCGCTCACGTCTGTCATCTTCACTTTGTACGCAGTGGCAGCGTCTGAAGCAGCTTGCGTCTCATCCTTCGCGGTCTTGAGTGTTGTCGCAGCTTTGCGAAGTTCAGCGGTGGCAGTTTCAAGGTCGGCTTCACGCAGCTTCTTGGCCGCTTCAATGTCGTGTTCGCAGTACGCTTTGCCGCACTCGCCGCAGGGCTGGCCAACCTTGTCGCTGATCGTGCGCAGCGCCTCAACGGCATTGGTATGAGCTTGCTTTGCGAGGCGCGCAACCGCTTCAGCCGTCGCAAGCCCCTTCTGCTTGACCGTAACGACGGCATTCAGGCGATCCAGTTCCTCTCGCTCGTGCTTGACCGCCGAGAACCGGACGGAGATGTCCAGAAGCTCCTTGCCGCGATCGAGCGCCATTTCGTCAGCGATCTTGGTTCGCAGGGCGTCGAGCTTTGCTTGAACAGGCATCACGCCGGCAAGCAGTGCCTTCGCCTGGGGCTTGCGACCGTCCTCAAACTTCGAGACTTGATCGGTGGCGTTTCGCAAGTCTTCTTCCAGCGTCTTCTGAATGGTCAGGGCGCTTGTGAGAGTTGCCCTGGCGTCAGTCTCTTTGCGCGTCGCCTCGTTCAGCTTTTCGCGGGCCTTCGTGTGCGCCCGAGAAAGCACTTCGACGCCGGCCGCCTCCTCGATCATCAGCTTCAATTGCTTGTCCGTCATGGACGGCAGATCGGGCATCTTCTCCTGGCCTGCATACACAGCAGCCTGAAAGACTTCGAGCGAACAGCCGAGCAGCTTGTCGATGACCTCCTGCGTCTCACGCTCGGTGCCTTTGTGCAGGTCGATCGGCATGGTGCCAGGGACCGGATGCTTCTGCTGGACGAGTGTCTGGTTCTTATACGTGGAGTCTTTGCGGTATCGCGTGATCCGATATTCGTCTTTGCCGTCCTGGAGACGAATCTCCACGCAGCAGTCCTTCTTAGCCTTCTTGTTGACGACAGCATCGGTGCTGACGCCTCGCGCCGTGACGCCATAGATGGCCCAACAGACCGCATCGGCGATCGACGACTTGCCAGCGCCGTTCGAATCCGCAGACGTATCGTCCTTGTTGTCGCCCTGGATCAGCAGCAGTCCACGATCGGCGAGGTCGATCTCGGCGGTTTGAATGGTCAGAAAGTTTTGGATGATGACCTTGGTGATGTTCATGCGATCTCCATGCGGGCTTCGGCCAGAATGGCCTGGCAAGCCTTGTCAAGTTCTTCTTTGTTCTCGAAGTCGGCGGACTTGATGAAGTCCGAGACGCTGACTTCGATCGAGGCACCGGCCTTCACAGTCGAAGCGGTGCGCGTCACGCCAGTGTCGGGCTGCGCGATGATGGTCACGCCCTTTGCGCCGCTGTCGATCAGGAACGAGCGCAGCTTTTCCAGGTCGGCCGCCTTGCCGCTGTAGGTCTTGGCGCGGACATAGTTGCCATCAACGATCAGAGCAATGTCGTCTTCGGACATGGTGCCGTCCACTTCGACGAACTGCGGTGCGCGTGTGGAGCGCCAGTTGACATCGCTTCCGTCAACGATCACGAAGCCGGCCTTGGTTCCGATGTCACCCCAGGTTTGATGCGTCAGCGCGCCGATGCTCCAGACCCGATCCGCCAGCTTCTTGTGGTGGTGGTAGTGGCCCGCGAAGATGCGATTGAACTTCAGTCCCGTCAGGTAGCCGGCGTCCAACCCGTGATTGGGCAAACCTTTGATCACACCGTCAATGCCTGCGTGGATGATCAGGTCGCAGTTCGGCGCGTCGGTTTCATCCTGGAGCTTTTCGAGCGTCTTCTTCAGATCGGCGACGTTGCCGATGTACGGCACAAGCGCCAGCGACTCTTTCGGCAGGATGATCGGCTTGTTGACGACGATGCAGCCGACTTCCTTGAGAGCGGTGATGGCAGAGCCGAGTTCGTTGGCGTCGCGCCCTTCGAGGTCGTGGTTGCCTGCGTTGATGTAGATGCGGAAGCCCATTTCTGTGAGCTTCTTGTAGAGTTCCAACGTCGGGTTCAGAACCGAAGGGGCCACAGACCCGCGAACGTGGAACAAGTCGCCAGCGTGAATGATGGTGTTGCCGCCGGCTGCACCAACCTCCATCGCGCAGCGCAGCGTCTCGTCCAGAATCTGCTGAAGGCGACTGTTCACGCCCGACGAGAGCGTTGTGGCAAACGACGACCAGTTGTGATGGTGCGTGTCCGAGATAAGGCCAAATGGTTTCATGTTTCTCCTGTCAGTCGTGACTTATGCTTGGCGGTAAAAGATGTGGCGGCCAAGCGCGACGGTCTTCTTCAGGTCGCGTCTCCAAATGGGCTTCACATCGACCGTGTGGTAATGCGTGGCGTTGCCTTTGGTGAAGTCGCTGATTCGATGATTCAGCACAACTTCCGCAATTCGCTTTGCCTTGAACCAGGCGTAGTCGTCAGTGGGTACGCCGTTTTGTTTGACGTAAAAGCGACCGCCCTGCTCTTTCACCATCTTCGCAGTCCAAGAGAATTGCCTCTTGGCCGTCACGGTCTTGCAGACATTCTCTTTGGAACCTGCGCGGTTCAGCGTGACTTGAGCCACTGCGTATTGACCGGGAATCATTTCCCCGCGAGCCTCGTGATAGATATTGAGCGCCAAACACAGTAGCGCGGTTTCCATAATCATTCCATTACCTTTCATCTTCGTTATTGTTATCTTAGCGACCGACCCCAGGGCTTTCACCGGAGACGCATCGCGGCATCGACATTCTCCCAACTCGAAGATGGCGTGATCTTGAATCGGTTCAGCGGCAGGCCGCGCTGGAGAATGTTGTCGGGGTTGACGAATGAGTGGGGGCCGAACCAGTCTTCGATGCTGGTCAGGAAGAAGTAGGTCTTCTTGCCATCACGCACGGCGACACCGGCTGCGGTGTACCCGCGAGACTTTGCCTCCTCCAGCGCGATTCGCTCGATACACCAAGCGTTGCGCTTCCTATAGATAGCGCTGTACCGGCGGTGTGCCAGGTAGCAGCCTCTGCCATCATCGAGTTCGTAGAAGCAGCCACAGTGTTTGAAGTTGACTTTATGTGGCTGAAACTTCACTACTCGATTCTCCTCAAACTAATGACAGTGAAAATCTTCTTCGGGTTGACCAAATGGGGGCCATAGATACGCACGATCGTCCGATATAGACTCTGCGCCGGATTGTCCGAACCCCGCCCAATCTCGGTATGGTTGTCCGCTCCATATAGAACGCACAATTCATCCAAGCTGCCGACCGCCACAGAAAGCACTTTTGCTTTTCCGATGACGACCTTTCTCTTCTCGTCCATCAGGAATACTTCAATACCTTCGGGCAGCTTTCCGAGCCTGCGGCCCATTCTGAAGGTATTGAAGTCTCCATCAATCCCATTGATCGGCGGGATGAAACCGATGACCGGAATCTCCATGAACCTCCCTACTTGAGTTACCCAAGTATAGAGGTTCATTTAATCGGTCAGGTTGGCAACATTTTCACCAGTTCGGAGAACTGACCTTCGTCGCGGATTTTCTCAGCGAGCGCCTTGACGAAGTATTGTTTGCCGTCGATCCAGGTAGCGCGAGGCTTGCTGTACGCGATCAGCTTATTGGCGATCAGGTATTCCAGCAGGCTGACGATCGTGTCGAACTGAGCCACGCCGGCATCGTCGAAGGTCATTCGCAGAGAAGTCTCCTGGAACGGCTTCGTCATCTTCGACTTGGTGCATTGGATAGAAATGTTCTGCCCAATGAACTCTTTGCTCCCGTCCTGCTGCTCCATGATCTTCTGACGACCGAGCGCCAGTCGAACGGTGGCGTAATACTCCATCGCTTTGCCGCCAGGGGTGGTGCGAGGATCGCCGTAGACGACGCCAGGCTTCAGACGCAGTTGGTTCAGGTACAGGAAGGTCGCATTGAACTCCTCGCAGTGCTGGGCCATCGCCTTGAGCGTCGTCGAGGTCACGCGAGCCAGCGCCGTCGTGTCGTTCATCGTGTACTCGTCGATCTCCTTCTCGGCCTGCGACTTGGGCAAGGCTGCGGCGATCGAGTCGAACACGAACAGAATGGGCGCATCTTCGGCGATGGCCTTGCTCTCACGAATGAGCTTGCAGGCTTTCGCAGCGACGACGTTACCCTCCTCCCAGGTCTTCGGCTTGGCGTAAATCCAGTACGGACGCTCCGCCTTCAGACCGAAGCCTTCGGCAAGGCCCACGTCGAACGAGCGCTCCCAGTCGATGAAGCCGGCGACGCCGCCCATCTTCTGAGCTTGCACCATCCACTGAGTTGCCAGCGCGGTCTTACCTGTCGAGGACTCACCGAACATCTCCATCATGCGACCGAACGGCAAACCGCCGTCGTAGCGGCCGGACATGATCTTGTTCAGCGGAGGGAAGCCGGTGTCGATGAAGTGGCTGACTTGCTGGTTGCCGGCGTTCTCGCCGATCTCTTTGTCGAGGACGTTGATAAGGTCGTTAAGGGCTGTCATGGGGTTCTTTCATTGTTGGAATGGTTTGGTGAACACATCCAGGTTCTTGAGGATGCTTCCGAAGGCCAGGCTGCCGCACAGGTCTGCGAACTTCTCCTTGTCGAACTTGCCAGCGCGAAGCTCCACATCTTCCTTGTTGGGCTTCTGCACCTTCATGAGTTGCATCATCCGCAGGTTGCGTCCGAAGATCGCTCGACCTTCAGGGCTGGCGAGCCGAATGAGCGCCTTCTTGGTTGGTGTGTATTCGCCGCTGTCGCACTTCTTCCAGAAGTTGCGAACGCTGCCGAACTCAGCCAAGAAGTCAGGTGCGCCCTTCTCACCGATGCCGCCGACGCCAGAGATACAGTCAGACGAGTCACCCTGGAGACACTTGCCTTCGAGGAAGGCCAGCGGCGACTTGTAGCCGGTCTTGTCGTACAGGTTGGCCATCGTGATGACCTTGGCTTCGTCGCGGTGGTCGCGCCAGATCACGTTCTTGCGGATCAGTTGAATCCAGTCGTGGTCGCCCGAGATCAGTTCAATCTCGGTGTCAGGCTTCTCGGAGAGGAGTGGCACGAGGTAGCCGGCCATGTCGTCGGCTTCGTGCGTCAAGGCCCGCATCTGGCGAATACCGAGGTAGTCCAGAGCGTCTTTGATGTAGGGCGTCTGCTGCGTGTACGCTTCCTTGATAGCGACCTTCTTGGGGTCGTTGTCGCGGTTGCTCTTGTACTCGGGCAGAAGGTTGAAGCGCCAGCTTGCTTTGCCGTCCCAGAGGACGAGCAGCGAGGCGTCGGGACGGGTCACGCGCAGTTCGCGGATTGCTTTCACAAAGCCGAAGATGGCTTGCGTCTGCAACTCGCCTGCTGTCAGCTTCGTGGCGTAGTGCGCCGCGTAGCCGAGACTGTTGCCGTCGATGATGATGGTGGTTTTTGGCATCGTAAGTCATACCCAGACTGGGCATTTGCATGCCCAATCCGGGTATTCCGTCACTTATGACTTACTCGGCCAGTTCGCCCAGCAGGTCGTCCAGTTCGGTGTCCAGAGCGACAGACGGCTTGGCGTCTTGCTTCGCGTTGAACGAAGCAGCGGTGCCGGCAGGTGCGTCGTCCAGGTCAGCGGTCGCCGGACGGTCAGCGCTCTTGGGCGGCGGCAAGAAGCCAGCCACGTTCGAGATTGCCGACAGAGCCTTGCGCTTCTGCTCTTCGCTTTCCATCTGAACGTACTCGTCCAGGTTGGGCAGCTTCTCGTAGACCGACTTCGGCACAGCTTGCTTCTTGGGGCTGACCTGAACGGCGTACTTGGTGTTCAGGCCCTTGCCGGTGCGCTCGACGGTCACGATCTGGGCACCTTCGGGGTCGAAGATGGTCGCGGCCCAGTTCTCGACGGCATCCACGAGTTGCGAGAACACGGTGGTGCGGACTTCGAGAATCTGCGGGGTGTTGGGGTCTTCCGAATCCAGAGCCAGCACGTTCAGGAGGAAGCTGCGGCCAGCCTTCGCCTTCTTGAGCAGTTCGGTGGTTTCGTCGTCCGAAGAGGCGTGCATCGCACGGTTCAGACTTTCGCAGATCGGGCAGGGTTTGCCGTAGATCGCTTCGTTGCAGGGGTACACGGCTTGGATTTCGTCAGCAGCATTCTTGATGTAATGCTGGCCGAAGTCGTGATACCAGACATGCTCCTCGCCCTTGCGCCAGCCAGGAAGAATGATGTAACGATTGGTGCCCGGTGCAGGCTTGATCGTCTTGTCTTTCGGCTTGAGGGCGGCCTTCTTGTTCTTCATCAGTTCAAGCAGTTTTGCGGTATCCATTTTGCAGTTCCTTTTGAGGTTGGTTTGTTAGTGCCTTTTTGACTTTCGTCGTTTCAGCACGATCATTATACGTCAGGAATGACTGATTTTTCATCCCCGTGCGTATTTACTGAACGCTGCGCCCCTGTTGGAAAGCGGCAGATGCGCGCTCCTTCAGCGAAGCGGCAGCGTCTTTCTCGGCGAGAACACGGGCAGCGCCCTTGTACTCTTCCCGACGGTCAGCGCCCAACTGGATCATCATGTCGCGGCGGTCAGCCAGCGATGCGACCAGCGCCTTGTTGATGTTGGCGATCGTTTCAGCTTCGATCACAGTGTTCTTGCCGGCGATCCACTTCGGGTTCAGCTTCACGGCGTTCTCGACGGCCTTCTCAGTCACCTTCTCGCCGGCGGCCGTCAGGTCTTTACGAGCCTGGTCGTAAAGGCTGGCTTCCAGCACATCGAATCGAGCCTTCAGACGAGCGTGTTGGGCTTCAGCGTTGGCAGCCTGGGCACCGTAGAACGCCCGCAGAGCCGACTGCTCGATCATGCAGGTGTCCAGAGTCGCTTCGGTCAGTCGCGTCTCCTTGTTGAACTGCACGGGGTCGATGGAGAACTTCAGCTTCGCCTGGGCGCTCGTCTTGGGCACGTCTTGGCTGATCTGAATGTCGCCGTCGGTTGCGCTGCTGCCCATGTCGATCTCCGGCTCTTTCGCAGCGACAGGTTCGGGTTCGGGCCTGTAGTCTTCCATCGGGATGGGCTTGACCGCTCCACCGCCAGGCGCAATCGTCGCGGCAGGCTCGACGACAGGCTCGGGCTTCGGTTCGGGTTCCGGCTCGGCAACCTTCACGGGTTCGGGCTTCGGTTCGGGGGTCGGCGCAGCAGCAACGATCTTGGCGTTTTCCGCCTCCAGTTCGTCCATCAGCGCTGCCAGTTCGGCGTCTTCGACAGCAATCTCGGGGTTGGTCATGGTTACTCCTTCATCAAAAACCTGATGACTTGATCTTAGCGTCAAATCCCAGGGGTTATGGTCACTCGTGACTGATTTGTCAGGCGAGAATATCGGCGACTTTGCGAAATGCCTCGTTCAGCACTTCTTGCTTGGTCGGGTCGAATCCAATCTGCTGCGGGTTGATGCCGCAGACGATGGTGGCGTCCAGCTTCGGGTCGTAGAACGACTTGCCGGCAACTTCAGCGGCCCCGCCCTTCAGTCCTGGGAGGAACTTCTTGATGGTGGCGGAACCGAGCGCGACGATGATCGCAGGCTTGATCAGTTCCAGTTCGCGGTCGATGAACTTGGCGCAGCCGTTGATCTGCTCATTCGCCAAGAACTTGTCTTGCTTCTTGGCCTTGACCAGCGTCGTGTAGTAGCCGTCAGTCACAGAAAGTCCAGCGTCCTTGATGGCCTGCTTGACGTACAGCGCCGAGTCACCCTCCAACAGCTTGTCTTTCTTCTCCTCCTGCCAAGTTGGGCAGTCAGTGACAACCATGAAGCGGACGTTCGTCTTGCAACGGATGCTGGGGTGCGCTTCGCCTGCCAGTGTGCAGCCTTCACACTTCTTGTACTCCTGCACGACCTCGATGATCTTGGTGCGGACGAAGCCGGCGCTCAGGTCGGTCGAACGGTCAGCCTTCACATCGTCGATGATCAGGCCAGGCAGAAGCTCCATCTGGTCTTTGCGACGACTGAAGTGCTTCGCCGAAGTAGACCCCGCCTCGATCGCAGCGAACGCGCCGACTTTCTCCAGGTTCTCGACGACCCTGGCGTTGACCTTCGATCCAGGCTGTGCGGCAGCGGTGGCGAACTCGTGCAGCGAATCGAAGCGACCCTTGACTGGCGCAGTCTCGTTCTCACCCCACACATCCTCGATCGTGCCGTCGCGCTTCTTCTTCTGCTTGACCACGATAAAGCCGCGATTGGCCTTGCGAAGCTCGACAATCCGCATCGCCGTGTTCTCGCTGATGCCCTTGACGGCAGAGAACGGCGCGAGGATGGTCTTGTTGTCAGGGATGGTGTACCGATGGCTCGACTTGTTGATCTCAGGCGGCATGACTTCGATGCCGCACTCGCGAGCGTCCTTGACAAGCCCTGGCAGCTTCTCTTCGTCCACGATCGACATGCAAGCGGCAAAGTATTCTGCGGGGTAACGCACACGCACCCACATCGTCCAGTAGCTGATGATGGAGTATTCGACGGCGTGAGAACGGTTGAAACCGTAACCGGCGAACGCCTCGATCTTGTCGAAGATGCCGCCCGCAGTGCGCTCGTCCAGCCCAGACTTCTCTTTGCAGCCGTCAACCCACTTCTGGCGCATCTCCGCCATCTTGTCTTTGTCTTTCTTGCCCATCGCTTTACGCAGATGGTCGGCTTCCGCTCTCGTGAAGCCTGCAAGATCGACGGCGACCTGCATGACTTGTTCCTGGTACACGATCACGCCGTTGGTGGAGCGCAGCGCTGGCTCCATGTTGGGGTGGTCGTAGTACGGGGTGCGAACACCTTGCTTGATCGCCACGTAGTCGTCCATCAGACCTGAGTCCATCGGGCCTGGGCGGTACAGCGCGGTTGCGGCGGTAATGTCTTCGAAGGTCAACGTGCCACCGACCGCCAAGTCTCGCAGCAGCTTCTTCATGCCTGGCGATTCGAACTGGAACACGCCGGTGGTGTCGCCCCGACCAAACGCCTCCATGATGTCAGGCTCTTCCAGCGGAAGGTGCATGTAGCTGATTTCGACGCCGTGCCTGTCGTTAATGTATTGGCGGGCGATCTCCAGCACATCGAGCGTGGAGAGGCCCAGAATATCCATCTTGACCAGCCCCCAGTCTTCGACGACGCGCTTGTCCCAACAGACGGTGGCGGTTGAGTCATCGCCGCGTGTCTCGACGACGGCGCGGTTGATCAGCGGCTCACCCGCAACCACCACACCGGCAGCGTGGCGACCAAAAGCTCGCATCGCGCCTTCAAGGTTCAAGGCGTGCTTCCAGATTTCCGGATGCTCGTCTTTGAACAGGTCGATCTCGGGCACAGCCTTCGCTGCTTCGGTCAGCGTGAATGACTGACCGTGTTCTTTGGGCACGAGCTTAGTAGCGGTCAGTTCAATGCCACTCAGACCGTACATGCGACCACTGTCACGCAGCGCACTGGCACTCGCAAGCGTCGCGTAGTTCGAGATTCCTGCAACGCGGTCCTTACCGTACTTGTCGGACAGGTACTCGATCACCAGATGGCGCTTGCTCGACATGAAGTCCAGGTCGGCGTCGGGCAAGTCAAGGCGCTCGGGGTTGATGAAGCGCTCGAACAGGAGGTCGAAGCGAATGGGGTCAACGTCAGTGATGCCGATCAGGTAAGCGACGAGCGAACCGCCGACAGAACCGCGACCAGGGCCGACGATGATGCCGTTTTTCTTGGCCCACATCACCAAGTCCTCGACCAGCAAGAAGTAGCCTGCGAAGCCCATCTTCTTCAGAACCGACAGTTCGTAATTCAGTCGTTCCTGATATACCTTCAACTCGGTAGCGCCTGGCTTGTGCCCAAGCACGGGGTTCTCGAACCGGCGCTTCCAGCCCTCGATGCACTTCTTGCCGAGAGCCACGAACTCGTTGTCTGCCATCTTGGGCAGCGACACCGGCAGCTTCGAGAACTGATAGCCGCACTCGGCGACAAGCCGCTCGATGTTGGACAGTCCGTTGACCCAGGCTTTCGGGTCACTGACGGCGTTGAATTCTGCGATGCGTTTGGACGCGCCCTTCACACGCTCGACGATCTTCGTCGGCTCATGGATGTAGAAGTCTGTGACGTACTGCACGTTGCGCCAAGCCGCGTCCATCTTCGTGTTAGACGTAATACAGTTCAGAACCTCAAGGCTGCTGGCTGCATCGGCGTTTCGGTAGAAGGTCGGATACGTGACGAGCGTGGGCATCGCCAGCTTCTGCGCCGCGTCAATGGCCTTCGCGTTCAGGGTGTCGAACAGCGGCGTGTCGATCGGCACAAGCTCCGAGTAGACGTTCGCGTTGCCGAAGTGCGCCTGAAGTTGCCAGATCAAGTCGTTCGCGTTGGGCAAGTGCCAGATGCTGAACAGGTCGCCAGTGGATAGCGCAACATCTTCAGCGCCAAGTTCCAGAACCTCCTTCATCCCTACCCTGGCGTGGTAGTAGAAGTATTCGTTGGAGTAGCCCTTCGAGAGCAGCTTGATCAGGTCGTGGATGCCCTTCTCTGTCTTGACGTAGACCTTCAAGCCGAACTGAGGGTTGGGCTTCTCTTTTTCGCCCGACGCTTTGGAAGGCTTGCGGTAGGTCGGGTCAGCATAGACGCGCAGCCGACAGCCGATGATGGGCTTGATGCCTGCCTTCTTGCAGCGATTGGTGAAGTCAACCATGCCATGAAGAGACATGGTGTCCATCAGGGTAAGCGTCTCGTAGCCCTTCTCCTTTGCGTCGGCGACAAGGTGTTCGATCTGGAGCATCGAGTCGCCGATGCTGAAGTCCGAACGCGCCGCCATCATGTGATTCAAATTCATCAACTCTCCTGTAATGCTTGCGTTGCTTATTGATTGTTGTTCTTAATCGCAGGATTGACAACAAACTTACCTTCACTCTCCACAATCAATCCCAACGCCTTAAATGCCGGCGTGACGATCACGAAATGGGAGTTCGCCGTGGTTTCTTTCCACTCCATCTTCGTCATGTAAGCCATCACGAGCGATTGCTTCGTATAGCCGCCTTCGGCGAGCTTCTGGCAGGCGATGCTGATCCACGTCCACTTATCTTCCGGCAGTGGGTTGCGACCTTCTGCGAGTTCTTGGCGAACCAGACCGATGACGCCCGCTTTCGCCAGTCGGCGCACGAGAGTGGCGGGGTTCTTGTTCAGGTTGTCGATGACTTGCTGGATGTCATCCTCGATCGTGAACGTGGCAGGTTCAATCCGCGCCTTGCGAATCACTGGGCTGCTGGGCGGCTTGATGGACGGCAGAAACTTCAGATTGGTCGCCGGCTCTGTGGGTTCGATTGCCTCGACGGTCTTCTTGCGAGCCTGAGCATGGCGAGCCAACAGATCGGTTACGTCGATGGACTTGCGAAGCTCCTGAAGCGTCTTCAGCGATGCCTCTTCGCATTGCGAGAAAGTCGGGCACATCCGACAGACTTCAGAATCGCGGCTGAAAATGCTCGGTGCCGCATAGCAAGCAGGAGCGTTAGCCGGCGCATCAGTCTCAAACAGTTCCATAGATGCCTTTCAGAAAAACTTCCGCAACTGAGATTGGGAATAGCTCTTGATCTCACGCAGGGCTTCCGCAACCAGCGCCTGATCAACACCCAGCAAGGTCAGAAATTGACCGATGGAGCGAGGCGTGATCTGTGTGTAGGCCCGACGCTCGACGCCCACACTCTTAGCGAAGGCGCAGTGCGCTTCGATCTTGTTGATTTCGTGGAGGTACTGCTTCGGCGGCTCAACCATCCACTCGACGATCTGCATGGCGATAGGCGAAAGCGTCTTCGTCATGTCGATCACGCACTGCTTCGCGCCGACAATCTGCTCGGGCGTCGTGTCGTCGCCTGGCAGAATCGACTCCAGGTCGATCTCCTCGTCGCCCCGGTTGAAGTTGATCTCCTCGATGGACATCACCCGATGGGTGAGGCGCTCCTCGATGACCTTCTTCGTCCAGTTGGACAGTCGGTTCTGTGCCGCGATGCAGAAGTAGGTGCTGAACTGGAAGCCTTTTGAAGCGTCGAACCCCTCGTAAGTCTTCAGGAAGACGACAGACATCTCCTGAAACACATCGTCGTAATCCATCGCCACGCCAGCCTTCTGAAGACGCGCATAGCCCTTCTTCGACATGGCGTGGACGAGGCCCACGTTCTGGTTGTAATACTGGGCGACGTTCATCGGATCAAGCGCCGAAGATGCGTTGTGCCAGGCCGTCCACAACTTCGCGGTCAATCTTGGACAGCTTGTTCGTGAACGAGAGTGTGAGGCCCTGGCGGAACGATCCGCGCTTGACGCCGATCTTGGCTGCGTAGATCAGAGTACGAGGCGAAATCACGTCGCTGATCTTGGCCCCGTCATACGCATCGCGCACCAGTCCGGCGAACTCGACCAGCTTGTCGGCATCCTCTTTGGTCAGACCCACTTGGTTCTGGAGAATCTTCGACTCGTCCGGCTTCTTCATGTACTGCTTGTGGATCACCATGCCGAAGCGGTCGTAGTTGGCGGAGTTCTGAAGGTTGGTGCCCTGGTACAGACCCGTCTCGTCACCGGAGCCGTTGGTGTTGCCAGTCGCGCAGAAACGGAAGTTCGGATGCGGCTTGATCAGTCGGTTCTCCGCGTCCGCTTCCTTAATCATCAGTGACTTACCTTCAAGCACAGCCTGATAGACCGAGAGAACCGACGGCAGCGCGAAGTCGTATTCGTCCGCGCAGTACATCCAGCCGTTGATCATGGCCGTCGGAAGCGGGCCAAGCTCGAAGACAGTCTGACCGCCCTTCACAGTCCACTGACCGACGATGTGCGATTCTTCCGTGTTGACGGTGTGCTGGACGCGCACCACCGGACGATTCGTTCGTGCGGCAATCTGCTCGAACAGTTCGGTCTTGCCGGAACCCTTGTGGCCCCAGACATACGTCGGGATGTTCAGTTCCAGCGCCAGGATGACGTTCTTCAGTTCGTCAATGTCGTAGACGTAGGCGTCAGACGCTTGCGGCACCATGTCCGCATGATCGTGGGCCGCCAGCACCGTGATCGGGATGGGTTCGCCCTTCGACGACAGAGCGGCCTTGAGGCGACCCAGGTTGAACACCTCGTTGAAGGCTTTCTTCAGGTTGCCGCCCTTCGGTGCCAGCGCGGTGACGTTGGCAGGTGCGGTGCCGGCCATATCGACCTTGGTTGCGGCGGGCGCACCGGCAGCTTTCGCAGCTTCGCGCTCCTCCAGCTTGCGCTTGGCAAGCTCGGACAGAAGCGGCGCGTCGGGGAATTTGGAGGTGTACTCCTCGATGCTGACTTCGGGGTGGTCGTTCTTCAGGTGAAGCTGAATGGCGTGAGTTTCAGCACCGCAAATGCGGCAAACGATCTTGCTGTCATCGGACATGGTTCTCTCCTTAAAAGCGTCAAAGTGACGTATTGCGAATGTTTGAATGATAGTGACTTGCCCCAGGATGTGCAAGTCACTTGTGACTTAGCCTTACAAGTCCCCAAGATCACGGGGCAATGAGCAGTTGGCGCAGTTCCTTGATGACGACGCTGGGCAAGTCCTCGACATTGTTCAGCACGAGGCTCTTGGGGTAGAACTGGCGCACAGCGTCGGATTGAATGCCGATGCCCACAACCTTGACGCCCGATGCAGAAATGTCCTTCACCTTCTGCTTCAGGTGGCGGTTGAGGTCGGCGCTGTTGCCGGCCGCTGCGGGGTAGCCGTCAGACAGAACCAGCATGATCTTGCCAGCCTCACGGCGAGCCATGAGACGACGCGCCGCGATCTCCACGCTCTCACCGTCCACGTTGCTGCGGAGGATGCGAGTGTTGGGCAGCCAGCCGAAGCGTTCTTTCACGTCCGTCGTCATGCGCTCCTCGTAGCCCTTGAGGATGGGCATGTAGAGCGCTTCCATACGAGAGTAGCTTCGGGCGATGGCGGCAGAACTCTTGGAGACTTCGGACGGCGAGCAGCCCAGTTCCTTCGTCGTGAAGCAGATGACTTCGTTCTTGATGCCAATCCGATCCAGCACGGCAGACAGCGCGAATGCAGCCTGCGAGGCGGTGTGAATCTTCGACCCGCTCATGGAGCCAGAGGCGTCAACGACAAGCTCAACGGCCACATCCTTGCTGGTGGACTCCTGCTTGCGGCTGAACACCCGATCGTCGTTGAGCGCCAGGCGAGACAGGTTGGCCGAATGCAGACGACCCGAGCGATGTCCATGCGATCGCGTGGCAAGCGACCGTGCGGCGATTGCCCGCTCCAAGTCTTTCTGAAGCGGCGCGACCATGTGTTCCGTCTTCTCGATGAGGCTCTTGGTCATGGTGGGCGAGTAGCCTGACCCGATCGGCAGCTTCTCGATCACGTCGTAGTCCTTCGTGAACACGAGGTAGTCGGCGTTCTCGGCGACTTTCGCGGTGCTGTCGGAGATGATGCGGGTCATCGCCTCGTCGTAGTCGTTGGCACCGTCCTTGTCCAGCTTCTCCCAGATCGCTTGAGACTCTTCCAGCGTGACTTCCTCGTCGTCAGAATCGCCAGCGCTGGCTGCGCTCGATGAGGGGCCGTCACTTTCCTCTTCCGGAGCGGGTTCGTCTTCAACTTCGACATCCGACTCGTCTTCAGGATCAGACTTCGGGTCAGGTTCCGCGCCGGACTCGTCTTCGCCCTCTTCTTCTTTTTCGTCTTCGCCAGGTGTCGGTTCGGACTTCTCGTCTTCGTCCTTCTTGCCGTCTTCAGACTTGCCGCCACCCTCACCCTCTTCTTCCTTGTCGGGTTTGCCGCCACCGCCGGCCTCGTCTTCAGATTCCTTTTCTTCTTTCTCAGGCTTCGGTTCGGGCTTGCCCTTCGACTTGCCCTTCGACTTTTCTGGCTTGCCCTTCGACTTGCCGCCAGCAGTGGTGCCGCCGCTGCCGGACTCGTCTTCTTCCTCCGACTTGTCTTTGCCCTTGCCGCCGGTCGAGCCTTCGCTCATGCGCTTGCCGATCTCGATTGCAAGCTCCAGACAGTCCTTCGTCGAGGCCGCAGCTTCGATCTTCGGGGCCAGGTCTTTGATCTTTTCGTACACAGGTTCGACGGTCGTCCACTTGTCCTTCATGAACTCTTGGAAGACATGCTGTCCAGACATGGCTCGAACCATCGGCACGATCAGCGTCTCGATAACGCCCAGCGCGTCGCCGGCGGCCGCTTTCTCTTTCATACGAGGCACGACGAACTTGTCCAGATAGAACTTGCCGGTCGTGGACAGGTTGTATGCAGAGCCTTGAAAGCGCTGCGCCATGCACTTCTCAATGCGCGGGTCTTCGAGCGCGTTCAGCAGGAAGCCGGTGCGCTTGCCGTGCTTCATCGCTTCGGCCATCACCGGGAACTCCGTGAACAGGATGTGCGCGACCTCGTGGTCGAGAAAGCCTTGAATGGCGTTGCACAGGTCTTCACCGGCGTTGTCGGGCAGGTAGGGCAGGTTCACCAGAACCGGCACGCCGCGATGATCCGCCTTGACGTATGCGTTGACGCCTTGTTGCGTAACGCGAATGCCCTTACCGGACAGCATCTGCGTGATCTTTACGACCGACTCGCGCAGGATGAACACACGATCATTCTTCAATTGCTTCTCCTTTAGTCACTCATGACTGATAGCGTTACTTTATGAAATGAGTGCAGGAGAAGCAACAACCTTGATTGCATTGCCATGCACATCCCCAAATCAAAAAGGGCCGCGCACGGCCCTATTTATGCTTCTTCAATCACACAACCACTAGCGCAGCTTGTCCAAACGCAGTCGAGAAAAGTCCGATCTGCCCATGACTGGGGTGCCGGCCGATGTGAATCAAAGCACTCCCCAGGTCCAGCGAAGCACTCACCTCCATTTCCTCAAGCAAGTCAACGCTTGCCTGATGGGTCAGTTCGCGCAGTTCTACACTGGCCGGAGTTCCCTTCAGTACGTCCATGTATCTCTCGTTATTAGTTATTCAGATTCTAGTCACCCGTAGCTTAGTTTCAGGTCAATGGCACCTCCGTGTCAGGGAACTTGCATAGCTCTCAAATTGCCGATACATTGTACTCAGTCGTTAGTTAGCCCCGCTCGCTATACTGAACTTTGTCAGCCCGTCGTCTGGGCTTCACGCTCACGGAGATGACCCTCATGGTCACGAGTAAGGCGTCCAAGGTTACGCCCGCAAGTGCAAGCAAACCTAAGAACGTGGCCGAGTACATTGCTTGGCAGATCAATCTGTGTGGAAAGAAACAGACTCAGATTGCTGAAGAAGTTGGCTTTGAAAAGCCAAACGTCATCACAATGATCAAGCAAGGCAAGACGAAGGTTCCGATCAATAAAATCGGTAAATTCGCAAAGGCTTTGGAGGTTGACCCAATCTTCTTCATGAAGATGGTCTTCACTGAGTACATGCCGGACGCAATGGAAGCAATCAATTCCATCATCAACCAGCCAATCATTACGCAAAACGAGTGGGAGATCGTCGAAGTGATTCGTTCGGCGAAAGTGGTGAATCCCAGGCTGCGCACCGACGAGGAACGCAGGGCACTCAAGGACTTCATCAATACATTGAAGCCCGACAACGCAGCCAAATAGAACTTCACTTGCTTCCACTTTCAGGGGCGCTTCGGCGTCCCTTTTTGTTGTGCGGCGCGGCAATCATAGATGTCTCCGAATGTAAAGGATTGACGGTCTGTCAACTCGCCGACCGGCGGCACAAAATAAGTCACCAGTGGCGCAGACCTAGGTAGGCACCCGGTATACTTCAAAGTCACGAATGACTTATTGTTCCGCTCACTATGAAGCTAATCAAGTTGTCCGAGGTTGAGGCGCTAGTCGGCCTGAAGAAGTCCAAAATCTACGCACTGATTCAAAAGGGAACTTTTCCCTCTCCCATCAAGGTTGGACGCTCGTCGTCATGGCTGGTTGCGGAGGTTGAGGAATGGATTGCCCTTCACGCCATGCTGCGAACCACTCCCAAGGATGCGGCGCTACAGATTCTTGCCGCAGCGCGTCCAGGTAATCTGCCCACGCCTGCATCATCTTGACTCGCCAGGGCCAATACTCAGCGCGGTTGTAGGCCCGCTTCACCTTGTTGGCCTCTTCATGGGCAAGCTGCTTCTCCGTCAGCTTGCTGTCGAACCCACCTTCCTCAAGCAGCGTCTTGGCTGTCGTTCTGAAGCCGTGCGTTGAATGCCGGCCGTTGTAGCCAAGTCGGTGCAGGTTCTTCATGAAAGTGGTGTCGCCGTAACCCTGTCCAGGCTTGACGGGGCTGGGAAAGAGCAGCTTGCCGCTGCCGGTGATCGTCTTCAGGTTCTTCAATAGTTCCACGGTCTGCTTGGCCAGCGGAACCAAGAAGGCGCGATCCATCTTCATCTGATCGTCCGGCACCAGCCAGGTGGCGTTGTCCAGATCGAACTGATCCCAGGACGCGAACCGCAGATTCTGCGGACGCACGAACACCAGGGCGTTCAACCGCAACGCGATGATGGGCAGCGTGGACTCTTCCTCGTGCAGCTTCTTCAGCAGCGCGGCAAGCTCGGCAGGATCGACTAGCGCCGGATGGTGCCCTTCGCTGTGCTTGGCGAAAGTCGTGCGCTTGACCCGCTGAACTGGATTCACTTCCAGCTTATTTTTGTCCACCGCAAGCTCGAAGGCGCGGTTGAGCAAAGACCGTACCCGTGTCAGCTTGTAGTTTGCGCCACGCTTCTCGACTCGCTCCAAGATGGTGCGAATGTCGTCTGGTGTGATTGACTTTGCCAATCGTGTACCGATGAACGGTAAAACGTCTCTTTTGATGGCGAGGTCAAAGTCGTCGTAGTGGGTGGCGCTCCATTCCGCTTTGTGCTTGTCCAACCAGTCCTGAAGCATTTCCGCCACGGTCTGCGGCGCGTCGGTTGGAATCCTGGCCTGGCGTCGAAGCTCCACTGGGTCTTTGCCCCGCAGGATGTTGTCTCGCGCTTCTTGTGCAAGCGTTCGAGCCGTGGACAGAGTGACTTGAGGGTAGGTGCCGATCGAGTAGGTCTTCTCGCGGCCTTCCCAGGTGTACTTCAGTTGCCAGGACGGTGAGCCGGTCGGCCGAACCACGAGGTACAGGTTCGAGCCGTCCGCAATCTTGGTCACGCCGCCCTTCTCTCGCGCTTCCTTCAAGCGCTTCTCCAACTCCCTTTGCGACAGGTCATGCAGGCCCATAGTGGTAACGAAAACCCCGTAAGTGGTAACGGGGTAAGTATAGAGGGGCGGGCACTAGCGTTACCCCTGCAAATACCACTCGTGAGCGTGGAGGCAGGCGGTCTTCTGCGGAAGACCCTGGAAAAGAAAAAGCCCCAAGCTGTTGATTTCTTGGGGCTTTTTGAACCATCGTGGAAGTCAGCGGACGCTGAAGAACTTCATTCTGGCGGAGACGGAGGGATGCTTACATCTAGTATTCATGCGGGTTCCGAGACGGTCAAAGTGGATTTACCACTATCGTTACCACTGGTGAAAGCCGGCGAGTAAGTCATCCGGATAAGCTCGTCCACGACCGTCTTCGAGTTCTCCTCGTTGAAGTAGAGCAGATTCACATCCGCTTTCGAAGCCTCCTGGTCAGCCCACTTCGTCTCGTCGCCCATCATCACGCCCAGGCGCTTCGAATAGGTGTCCAGGATCGCGCCAGCCGTGCCCTTGCCAAGCGCAAGTGTGAAGTCGGACAGCATGCGCTCAAGGAAGCGATGCGCGATGACCTCCGGCGGATTGTTGATGAAGACCGCGATGTGACGCCAGCCGTTCTTAGCGGCGTACTCACGAATCTGGCGCAGACCCTCCGGCTCGACAACCACCACCACGGGGCGGTTCATGGCGAACACGCGCTCGACTTCTTTGGCGCTGACGCCGTAGAAGTTGCCGTTGAAGTGAACCGTCTCCACGAAGGCGTCACAAGCCGCCAAGCGTTTGAATTCGGACTTGTCGATGAAGTAGTAGGACTTGCCGTTGACCTCACCCTCGCGCATCGGGCGCGTGGTCGTGGAGATCACGTTTTCGAAGCCGGCCTGCTTGAGCATCTTCTCCAGCGTGGACTTGCCAGAGCAGGATGGGCCAGTGAGAGTGAGAATCGTTCGCATTTAAGATGTCTCCTCGAAGGATGTGTATCTGGAGTTGATGGTCAGTTCGTCACTTTGGTGGACGATCGAGTTCTGAGCGCCAAGGTAGGTGTCGAGCGTCCACCCTGGCCTCTGGAAGATGCCGTCAGGGTCTTGCTCGATCAGCTTGCGCAGCGCCTTCTTGTCGTAGGTGTCAACGCCCTTCTCTTTGAGATAGGAGCGCTTGAGCGTGAATCTGGCCGGCTCCGTGATGCGCGTCTTGCCGACCAGATCAAGCGACCGGACGTTCAGCTTCACCGGAACCGCAGACAGTCCCGTGAGTGCTTCGGCGAAGTTGGCAAGGCCAACATCGACGCGCAGAAACTCGATGCGGCTGTTGCAGTCCTTGAAGGCGATGCTCACGCTGCCCTCGTACCGATCGCCGCCTTGTGGGCGACTGATCGTGATTTCGCCATCAAGCGTTCTCTGGCTGGTCATCGCTCTTTTCCTTTGGTTGCAGCTTGCGAGTGATGAACGACAGGAAGGCGGTCATCGCAAAGAGCGGAACCTCCTCCCCGTTGCGGTCAAGCACCTGGACAAGTCCACCCAGCCCCGACGGAATCACACGCTCCGTCCAGGGAAAGGTGGCTTGCAGCTTCTTGAACTCGGCGTCGTTCACGCTGCCTCCATTGCCGCCTGTTGTTGCTCTTCGATCCGAGCCAGATCATCGGCGACTGACTTGTCGAGGCGACGCTCAACGAATCGAGGCAGGAACAACGAGTGGAACTCACTGGACTCCGACGGGCGCATGATCGAGTTGGCGCGCACGGTGATGATTGCGCCGGCACCCCAGTCGTCACGGTTCTCGTGAATCTCCTTGCGCTTGGCGTCGGTAAAGCCCGACACGCTCACAAGCAGTTGTCCACAAGACGACTTGCACTTCAGGGCACCGAAGGTATCGGCGTTCTTGCCGTTTCCTTCCTCGAATCCGTAGACCTCAAGCTCCACTTCGAACTCCAGCTTGAGCTTCACTTGCTCTTTGCTGGTGCCGTCTTTCCAGATCGCGTGAGGGTTCTTGATGATCGTGCCTTCCTTGCCCAGCTTGAGCAGGTCGCGGTAGTGCGAGTAGGCGTCGCCCAGCGAGTGATAGACCCGAGTCTCGATCATCGCCACGTACTGCCCTTCGGTCATCTTCAGTCGGCGGTTGATGAACGACAGGCGCTTGATGTACGCCACTTCGTATTTGCCCTTAGTCACGACTGAGCTAAGTGGGATGGTGTCCCAAATCATGTAGATCGGGCGCTCGTTCGCCGCGAAGCTGCCGCCACTCAAAATGCTGTTCAGAATGCCGTTGCCGATCTCGCGTGGCAGAACCTTGCCGTCGCGCTGCACCAGCAGTTCGCCGTGGTATTGCATGCCATCGGCCAGACGAGCCTTGACCTCGTTCACCAGAAGCTCAAAAGCCTCCATCGGGAAGGGGGAACCCTGCCGACTGCGAATGCTGACGATGCCGCTTTCCTCGAAGTCGAGGTTGGCGAACATGCCGTCCGCTTTCTCTTGGGAGATCACACCCAGCGTCCAGTCGAACTCGTTGAGCTTGGCGTCTTTGGGGAGGCTGCAACGCATGTAGGGGAAGTCGGGAATCAAACCCTTCCACACCTTGTTGCATGTGGACTCGCTGAAGCCGGCACGCATGTCTTTGGTGATGATGCGCCACAGCAGTTCTGCCGAAGACGCAGACAGCGCGGTCATTTCACCCTGAACGGCCTCGATCGCGGCATTCCCTGTCAGGGTGCGTTCGATCAGGTCGTCAAGAAGTTCCCAGGTGCCGTCGTCGAACTCGTGGCCGACGTTCGAACCGATGGTTTCGGGACGCTTGCGAATGCCGTAAGTCTTGAACGGGTTGTAGGCGTAGTTCAGGACGCGCTTGAGCAGTTCGTTGTCGCGGTTAGCCTCCAGCAAGGCGATCTTCTCGTTCTTGCTGGAGGTTGCCGCCACCTGCTCGATCAGGTTGTAGACGGCATCCGAACTCATTGCTTGTCCAGAGAAGTGCCGTTCACGGGCAGGGTTTCGGGATTCATCCAGCCAGGCTCGTCACCAGCCTTTTGATCCGCTTCGGCTTTCTGTTGCTCGACCTCGGTATAGACCTTGGCAAGCATGGCCTTCATCTTCTCTGCGCCGTCAGCCAGTTGCGTCTGTGCCTCGTCATGGCTGATGCCGTTCATGACGGCCACAGTGGCGACCGAGCCGGCCAGCGACACCATCAGCGCGGTGGCGACGATCGGGAAGGGAATGCCTTGCTGCGCCATGCCGTTGATCGTCGTGCGGAACTGGGTCAGCGCGTCGTTCATCTGGTAGTCGAACAGCTTCGCCATTTCGGCGTTCTGGGCTGCGGCTTGGTCTTGGTTCTGTTGTTCCATCTGGCTCTCCATTGGTGTGATTCAGTTCGACGCTTGTTCGGCCTTCTGACGGGCTTCGAGGCGCGAGTAGATTTCGTCGATGTACTCCTGCATGCCCAGCAGCGAGGCGGTCATCGCATCCTTCGCTTCGGCAGCGGTGCGACCGTTCTCGAACGAGGCAACGGCCAGCAGTTGCACGAACGAAGTCAGGTTGGCGGTGACGACGGCACCGATGGGCATCGTCTCCGACAGACCTTCGACAAAGGTGCCGAACTGCTTGATGCCGTCAGCGATGTAGGCGGACATCATCACGCCGAGTTCTGCGGAAGGTTGCGCCGCTTCTTGGTTGGTTTGTTGGTCACTCATGACTTACTCCTTATTGCGTCTTGTTGAGGTGGAGACGTGCCAACTCCAAAAGCGACATGCCTTTGGCTGAAGGCGCTACTGACTGAGCCGGAGCTTGCGGCTTCGGTTCTTCAGATTTCGGTGCGGCCTGCGTTTCGCGAATGGCCGCATTGATTGCTGCCGCATACCCATCATCTTCAATGCTTGATTTTACAGTTGACGATGCTGCGGGCTTTGCGGGTTGTGTACTTTTCTTGACGATGCCGCTATCGAGCGGGACTGTGGGCTTTGTGGTTGTCACTCGCGCAGAACGGAAGTTCTCGTTCTGCGTGGCGAAGTAGCGATCCATCTCCTCGCGGAGCAAATTGCGATCAACAAAGTACAGAGCTTTGCCTGCTTTTTGTTCTTCTGCTCGCAGACCCAGCGCGGGGCAGTCGCCGCTACGGATGCCCTTGTCGCAATCTGCGTAAGACTTCAGTTCGCCATCACGTTCGAAGGCGGCGATCTTGTGCAGGCAGACGCAGTAGCCAGGCGAGTAACCCACGACACGGCACGAAACCGTGTAGGTGTTGATGCCGCCCATCGACTGTTCTGGCGGGTATTCGGGTTGACGGGCGAGAACCGCCTGTGTGATCTGGTCGTTCATGATGCTCCTACCATGTGCCCCAATCGGGACGCTTTTCGAAAAACTGCTTCTGTGCCGCGACTTGATTCAGCACTGACATAAGTCTAAAGCGCGAATGCAGGACTTCGGTGCGATCCTGCGCAATCGCCATCAAGGTTCCCTGCACCTGTCTGATCATGTGCAGGCGAATGTCCTCCTGCAACTTCGGCGACAGCCGTTGGAAGACCTCTTGATAGCTCACCAGCTACCCCACTCTTCGCCGCGCTCGGGTTCAGGGGCCGGCTCCTCGATCACCACATCATCTTGATCAGAGTCGTCCGCAACAACCTCATCGTCTCGAAGGCAGAGATTGCTTGCGATGATGTTGGCGTGATCGCTGCGATAGTGAACACCCAGGCGTCGCTTCATCTCCGTCGCATCGAGATCATCGGTTGCCAGCCCATGAAAGCCTGACGTTGACTTCGCCAATGCGTAGCCTCGCCCTTCTTTCGAGCGAATGATCTTGTCCGCTTCTTGCTGCGCCTTGCGCAAGGTTGGATAGCTGTCGATCTTGACTTCGCCACTCTTGCCCATTGGCCCCCAACGCTTGACGACAACGAAACGCTTTTCATCAAGGTTGTGGAATTGAATTACTTCATAGAACTTAGTCCCACCTTCGTGGGCCAAGTATCGTGGTTCAATATGGATTGACATTCGTACCTCAGATAAACAGAACTGACAAAATCATAGTTTTCACATAGCGGGCTTACCAGACTGGCTCGCAATTACGCCTGATGCTTCAGTTTGAGCTTGGCGGCGGTCGCGGGTGAAATCGGTTCGGCCTTCCAGTAGGCGTTGCGAACCACGCTGGCGGGAACTTCGTTCGGGTCTTTGTCTTTGGGCAGAATGGCAACCCTGGCGACCAGACCGATCTTGCGGACTTCCAGTGCGGCGTCCACAGCGTCACGGATTGCTCGGTTCTCGCCGTCCCACATAAACGTGACGATCTTCAGCCCCTGCTCTTTCAGCTTCATCAGCTTGGCAAGTTGACTGTCCTCGTCGCCGCTTGACAGGTGCTTGCCGAAGGAGCCGACAGGCACAACTTCGCGGAGGTCCGAGTCTTCGTCGAAGGCGATCTTGGCCGCCGCAACGTCGAAGACGCCTTCACAGATGACAATGGATTCGGCACCGATCGCGTTCTGACCATTGAACAGAAACGCGCCTGTAGATGCGTAGCCAGGGGGGAACAGGTACTTCTTGTCAGCCGTACCCGTAATGTCCCGACCCTGGAAGCTCACAAGCTCGCCCTGCATGTCGAAGATCGGAATGATGATGCGGCTCGAATAGTCCTGGAACCGTCGTTGCCCCTCATCCTCATACGCGAAGCCTCCGCGCAGGCAGAAGCGCAGATGGAAGTATTTGGCGATCGCAGCATTGATGCCGCGATTGTCCAGATACTTGATGTTGCGACCGTTGTGAGGCAGTTCGATGGACTCAGGGAGCTTGAGTTCGCCGGTCATCTTCACTGGGGCCGTATCTCGCCGAGCGGGACGCCAGCCCTGCTCTGCCGCAACGTGCTTGACATGCTCCACTACATCACGAGTGGATACGCTTCCGAGCGATGCGCGAATGAAGCTCCAGCGGTTGAACTTCTTCTCGCAGTCGCCCGAGAAACAGTTGCCAAGTCCCGTCTCGGCGTTCAGGTAGACCTTCCAGTTGGAATTGCCGCAGCAGGGACACTCTTTGATGTTGAGTTGCAAGCCACGCGAGCCGCGAGTGCGCTTGTAATCGACGCCCTGGCGATCAAGCCAGGCTTCCATGTCGATCTGCTCAAGGGCTTCTTGAAGCTCCTCGTTGCGGCTCATTACTCGATCCTCAGAATCGACTCCATGAACTTCATCTTGGCCAAGTCTTGCTTGATGAAGATCGTGAATCCGGATTCCTGGTTACGCGATGCCGCGAAGTAGAGTCGAGCCTCGCCCTTTGAACGCTCCTCGTCGGTGACGTTGATGGAGATCATCAGGTCAACAGTACGCACCTTGTTGAAGTCTTCAGCCACATGCTCCGCTTTCGCGACAGTGGACTTGTAGCCCTCACGGTTCGTCTGCGTGGCCGTCAGCATCGCCACGTCTTCTTCGAACGCGATAGCTCGGAGATCGACGTAGACGCTCTTGGAGTTCTCGATGGGGTCGTTGTAGCGGAAGTTTGGTGCCATGATGTCGGCGTAGTCCACCACCACCAGATCGAACTTCTGACCCGTAGCCGAATACCGCTTGAGCAGCCGGCGCAGCATGTTCGGCGTGAACGTGCCGCTGGGGTACTCATGAATCTTCAGCTTGCCGGCCTTCGCACCCAGCGCGGCAATCTTCGACTCCACGTCATGAATGTGTTTCTCAAGCTCCTTGATCATCGTGTCCGACATGGAGGCATCGAGACGCTGCGCGATGATGTCGGCAGACACTTCGAGGGTGACGTACAGGACGTTGAAGCCCTTAAGCGACGCCGCTTTGGCGAACCCGATAAGGGCCGTGGTCTTACCGGACTTCGCACCGCCCATGATGGATACGAGTTCGCGGCGACCCCAGCCCTTATGGAACAAAATCTCGTCCATCTTCAGGTTGCCGGTCGTGATGCCGCGAGGCGGCTTCATGCCTGAAGCTGCGTCGATACGGTTGGCGGTACGATCCTTGATCTTGTCGAAGTAGTCGTAAGCCGTACCATCCTCGTTGATGCCGATCTGAATGGCGGCCTTGATCTCCTCCTCGATCTTGTCGAACTTCTTCTTTTCGATCAGATCAACGGACTTGAGGACGGCAAGGCTGACCGCTTGGTGCCGAGCGAACTCTACAACCTTATCCTCGACGTATTCGCGATCGCCAGGGCCAACGTCACGCACCCGCTTGAACGCTTCGGCAACCAGCTTCGCCGAGTCCTTGCGGATAATGCCGGCCGTGATCTCGTCTTTGATCTTCTGAAACAGAACGGGGCCACCTGGGGCCTCGCCGTACCGCTTGAAGTGGTTGAGCGCCAGATTGACAAGACTGGCTTCACCAATCTCCTCGAAGAACTCTGGCTTGAGAACATGCGACGTGCGCCGCATGAACTCCGTGTCGCTCACGGCAAGGGCCGCGATGCGAGTTTGGAACTGGTCGTCAAATGGAAACTTAGCCGTGTCTTCCGATTCCGATGCTGCGACGACGGCATGAGAGCCGCCCTCGAAGGAGGCTCCAACCATCGCTGCAACGGAGTCTTCGGCGGCCGTCAGTGCTGCGTCCGCCATACGGTTCAGTCAGCGCCCTTGCCAGGGGTGTAGAACAGGGTGATCGAGTGCTTGAAGATGACGTACACCTGATACGCGCCGTCGCCTTTCTCTGCTTCCTTGCTCACCTTGAGAGAGATCGTGTACTTGTCGGAATGCTTGATGGTGCCGGTCAGGGAACTGCCGTCATTCATCTCCACGATGACGGTTGCGCCCGATGCCTCCAAAGCCTTCAGGAATGCTTCGTGCCCTTTGGGTTGCGCGGCTTTCGGAGCGCGCTTGGGAGCGTGCTGTGCGCCGTCGGCGTGGCTGGAGGGGAAACGGGGGCGATCGCTTGGGAACATACTGTTCTCTCCTTGTTGTTGAAAGTGAAACTTGAACCGTGATTATAGTCAGCGATGACTTAATCTCATGCGCTTAAAGACACTGCCTCTTCGACGACCCGCTCGCCGAATTCGGTCAGTGCCGTCTCGATGCGGATTGCATCCTCCACATACAGCGCCGAGTTCAGCCCGTAGCGCGGCTGGGGGCGCTGTTTGATGGCCTGGACGATGAACTGCTCGTAGGCGATCTGATCAGCGTGGCCGAAGAAGCTGCGAACCTTGTACCGATCGTCCTTGCAGAACTGAATGCGAGCGGCGCACTCTTCTTCCCAGGCAAGCATGATGTCGGACACCATGTCGGGGTTCGAGGCAAGTTGACTCGGACGCGGCGGCTGTCTCCAGCCGTTCTCGATGCACCAGTCCATCGCCTTTCGCAGATAGAAGTCGTAGCGGATGCCCAGCTTGTCGATCGACTGGCGCAGTCGCCAAAACGACAATGCTTCTTTCGTCTGCATGAAGTCCATACCCTTGAAGCCCTTGTGGTACAGGCCCATTTGGGAATCCTTCATGACAGCAATCGCGTTGCCGTAGGCTTTCGCGTAGCAGCTTGCGAGGAAGTACGTGGCCTTTGTGGGGTGCATGCGGCGGTAGTCGAACCACTTCGTCCGCATCAACTCGGCCTCTTTCTTCAGAAGAGTGGCCGGCACATGCTGGATCGCCAGCACTTCAGCGTGCAGGAAGGTAAGGTCGTGCCCGTAGAAATACCCGAGCCATTGAGCCGGCTCGGGTGTCTTGTTGTCTTGCTTCATCCAATACAGATCAGTCGTCACTGACTGATTGTAGTGTGGATTTCGCTAGATCATGCGGATCGCACTGACCCCACTGTCGGCTGTTCAATGACTGGTTCGTCATAGGCGGCAACGATCTCGGCAGCAAGGCCCGAGCGCACCACATCGCCTTTATTGAACTTGACGTGCTTGACAGCGGGAATGAACGACAGGCGCTTGATGGCGTCTTCCAGACCCGAGTGGCCAGGAATGTCCTTCTGACTCATATCGCCGTTGACGATCACTTTGCAGTTCTGGCCGATCCGCGTCAGGAACATCTTCATCTGCAATGGCGAGGTGTTCTGCGCCTCGTCGAGAATCACGTAGGCATTCTTGAAGGTTCGACCGCGCATGTAGGCAAGTGGCGCAGCTTCAATGCGGCCCATCTTGATCAGGTACTCAACGAAGGATTTGCCCAGGCGTTCGTTGAGAACGTCACGGAAGGGCTGGAGGAAGGGGTCGAACTTTTCTTCGAGTTCGCCTGGCAGGAAGCCGAGAGATTCGCCAGCTTCGACGGCCGGCCGCGTGATGATGATCTTGTCGATGATGCCTTCGGTCAGAGCCTGCGCGGCAAGTGCGCCGCAAATCCAAGTCTTGCCGGTGCCCGCTGGGCCTGTTGCGAACGTGAGTTCAAAGGTCTTGATGGCGGCGATGTATCGCTTCTGGGATTCATTGAGTGCCGTGATTGGCGCTCGATCGACCTTTTCAGTTCGTCGCGGCGCATCAAACACCGCATCTTGTTCCGCTGCTTCGGTCGCCCGCCCTGCTCTTTTGCGTTTTGTTTGCGCAGGTTGGGGTTTTTGTCGTGCCATCTAATGTGCCCCTTAAGTTACAACGCCACCACTATACCTCAGTCAGTGGTGACGTACCATATAAGAGTTACACAGTGATGGTCTTGGGCACTGCCGTGTCGATCTCCGATGGGTTGCGGTAGTAGAACTTACCGCCAGAGACAGCGAAGTCCGTAACGCTCACGTAGTCGAAGTTGGTCGCCTTGGTTTCCGTATCCACGTTGACCATGACGAAGCCGTTGTGCCAGCGTTCGCCCTCGCAGTAGCTTGCGCTGCGCTTGTGCCCCGCGCCGAGCTGATGCCACTCGTATGCGCCGTAGATCGGATTGAATTCCGACCAGACTTGATGGCGGTGATGATGGCCGTTCACGCCTGGCAGGCCCATGTTCCTTGCGTGAGGGAAGTGATGGATCAGAACGGTATCGAAGTAGATTTTGTAGTTGGACGCCAACTCGCGTTCGAAGTCCCGCTTGGTGAACGCCGCAAGGTCAGCTTTGGCGATGTAGTTGATCTCGTAGCGATCCAGGCCGAGCAGCTTCGAGATGGTGAACCCGTGCAGATCGGACAGAACGGCGCGCAGGGCCGGCGTGGCGTCCGCAAGCTGGCGCAACATGCGAGCCTCGTGGTTGCCCTCGATGAAGTCGATCTGGGTGTTAGGGCAAGCCTCGCGCAGCGGCTGAAGGATTTGTTCGTGAGCGAACTTGATGCGGCCCACCACGTTCCACTCACGCGGATCGACGCTGTACTTGCCGAACTCGGGAAGGTCGAAGATGTCGCCGGCCAGCACGATCACGTCAGGCTGGGTGCGCTTGGCCGTGTCGATCAGCACCCGCAGGTAGAACAGGTCGATCTCCACGTCATGAAGATCGGAGCAGACCAGCATGGTCTTGAAGCGGTTGCCATTCTCGCGGACGTACTTGTCGGCCCAGTCTTGGCGCTCAATGTTGATTCGACGGTAGTGGTCAACAGAAGCATGCTTGGCGATAGCCCGCTCGTGAGCATGCTGTTGGCGAGAGAGCTTGATGCCGGCCTGGCGCTTGAACTCTTCGAAGGTGCCGAAGTAGCGGTTCCAGGT